GACGCACAATCTCCCGCCCCTGTTACATCTCCCGAACCGGCCGGAGCATCTTCATTACAGGTAAGCCCTGTTGAAGTTGAATACGAACACCACTTACCATTTGTCCATGTCGTGCCTAATAAGTGGCTGACATTCCCGACAAGGGTCGGGGTGTAAGTGTAACTGTCCGTTGCGGTATATTTAACCGTCACAAGTTTTGTGTCGCTTATACCTGTTTGGTCAAACTTCAATGTCCCTTTAGAGGCCGTTGCGCTTTTGAACTGTGCCGCAGTATCGTCAAACTGAGCATTAAAAGTAGTCTTGCACTCAATACCCGATAAATCTGATTTCTCACCCCAAATACAATTAGCCGTACCGCCACTTGATAATATGGTAAGGTCGTCGTTAAGAGGTTGACCGCCCAACAGCCCCAAGGCCGTGGCGTTATCAGCCGCCGCCATAAGAGCAACCATGTCAGCCGAGGATGTGATAAGCCCTGCCGTTCCTGATCCTGTGAAATAGGGGATAGCATAAGCGGCAGAAGTCAGACCAGCAAGGGCCGAGAGATTAGCGCCCAATACATAGCTCTGAAGAGTTGGAAACAGGATCTTCCGGCTGTAGTAGCTTCCCGCATTATAGTAGCTAAGATACAGTAAATCGTCAGCGGCGATCGTTGTGGCCTCGGTGAGTTGCGACACTGGCGAGTCGGCGGAAAGGCTGACGCCGCATGACATCAGCAGGATGATCCCGGCGATGAGTAATTTAATTTTTTTCATAAGCACTTCTCCTTTTTGAGATGGTTTAATCCCCTCACAAAAACCCTCTGCCTCTGATACGCAGAGGGTTTCAAGCCGGGATTAAGCAGAGATCGCTTTATTTTTTTTCTTCTCTTCTGCGGGTATGCCCGCGGGTGCCTTGGCTTCTTTTACCTCGATCTGCTCTACAATCAGCATGGGTTCAGCTTTGAGCGCGGCAAGCTGATCTTTTGTAAATTTATTATCAGGATATTCCTTTGGCTCTTTCGTGTGCGCCATCCCGGCGCGACGGAAGCCGTCTTGTTTTGCGGTGATTCTGATCATGTGATCCTCCTAATGTTTCACTTTCCCCGCGCCCCTCCCGTGACGGGAGGGGTGTGAGAGGGTAGACGTTGCTTAACCTAAACCAGTGCTGCCGTAGCTCATCTGCCAGAAACCGTAGCCACCTGCTGCGCGGGCTTCCGCACCGAACTTGTATTTCTTGCGGTTAAACACGTTGTCCGCCTGAATATCCGTCTGCTCGACAAACACGGGCGCTTTGCGTTCCTGGTAGAAAAACGGCTTCACAGGCATGGTTGTGCAATGCAGGAACCAAGCGGTGGTGGAGGTCAGGCGAGGATTGACGACCAGCGTTGCCGTTTTAAAGTACGGGTTGGGCGTGTCGTCCGCAAGTTTTTCCATTTCCACCAGGCGCTTGCCCTGGATTTCCAGCGCGGGCGGAACTTCCAGCACGTTGGGAATCATCGCGAGCGGACGTCCTTCTTCATCGGTGAGGCTCATGATGGCGGTACGTGCCGCGCCATAGGATGCGGCGGCGGCGGCTTGTGTTGCGCCGGAAAGAGCGGCGGTTCCCTTATTGCCCACGGACGCGCCTCGGACGGCGTGGTCCGTGTCGTAGAAATACTGTCCGTCATAACATTTGTTGACGAAGGCGTTGTTTTTCAGATCGGCAACGATCTCATCGGGCAACTGCTTGGCGGAAAATCCGGCCATCTGCGCCTGCGGCGCATAGATGCCCAGGTTGTCGTCTTCGATATCGTTGCGGTCCACCTCCACGGTGGCCTCCCAATCGTCATTGACTATTGTGTACTTGAAGGCCGACAGGGATTTGATGACCTTGTCGCCAATCCATTTACGCATTTTTGGAAATGCGGAAAGCCAGGCGTAATCGTTCTGGCTGGAGCCGCTGGGTACCAGCATGGCGGTTTGCTGCCACTGGCTGGGAGCCGCGTCAAAAGCATTGTTGAATGTGGTCTTGATGCTGATAAAGACCGCCATGATGGTCGATTTATTTACTAACATAGGGAATATCCTCCTTTTCGTTTTTGTTTTTCACTCGCCCCTAACCCCTTCTCTCCGGGAGAGGGGAAAGGGGAGTTATTGTTTAAGCCGTCAGCAGCTTCTTCTTGTACTCAATCCAGGCGGCCAGCATGATCACGTCGTCCATGCCCAGGGTGCCGTCTTTGGGTTTGATGGTCAGTTCGATTGCCGCCGGGTATGCGGTGAGGTTGGCCAGCGCCAGCGTGAGCGTTACCTCCTGTACGTGCTTGGTTGTATCGTCGCCGACCATCGCCCCGGTGTCGCCGCCAAAGGTCGAATCCGCGTCGTAGGCTGCGTCTTTGACGTTGTTAAAGGCTCCCACTGTAAACTTCGTTGCATCGCCTACAGTCGCGCCGATTTTGGCAGCCAGGATATGCAGCACCATGTTGGCGGTTATGTCCGCATCAGGCGGAACGATAACCTTGCTGCCGACCGCGCCGGGCGTGGCGTGATTGTTCCAGCGGATGCCAAGGCCCTTTGCCGTGACGCAATAACCGGGCACGGCGCTGTCGCCGTCGGCGAATGCGGCCAGGGCCGCGCCTGCGTCGGTGAATACCGGCGTGGGAATCTGAATCACGCCCTTGGCGGATTTCAGGTGCTGATAGATTTCGGCGAGCGCTTCTTCCACGTCGTCGGCAGTGGTGAACGTTCCCGAGTCGGTTACGGATATGGCGGATGCCGAATGCGCGCCGTCGGTGTCGGCAATGTGCGTGGCCACGTCAGCCTGGCGGATGGCGGGTTCGATATCGATCATCGCGTGAGTGGTATCGATGTATTTGGCGATGATGCCACAGAAAATGTCATTGGTGGTATTTCCTGCGAGGTCGACCGATTCGTCGTCAACCAGGAACACGTTATCTCCGACGTTGGCCTGTGTGATGGCTGTGGCCAGCGTGGCGTTAACCAGGCCCCGGCGTCTGAGCGGAACGCGGATGTCACCGGCACTGCCCAGCGAGTTGTCGGCACGATCGAGTGCCACGCCCTCAAAGATGAGTCCGGCAGTGTCGGATCCGGGCAACGCATAACCGGCGGCGTTGACGCAGACGAATGAACCTGCATAGATGATGTCCGCGTTGATCACGGGGAAGTCCAGTTCTACGCCCTCGGTGTATTCGAGCGCTTTGTCCGCTGCCAGCGTCATGCCGAACAGCCCTATGGTGCTCATATCGTCCAGGCCGAAGACCTTCATGCCTGCGGCTATAATGCAGATAACAGCAAGCAGGAAAAAGGTCCGCGTGCTGCCGAAGATACTTTCAATAGTTCTTTTCATTTTGTCCTCCTCAAAATAAGTTCACGGTGAACAGGTTATTTATTGTATTTTTTGAACGTCTCAGTATCGATGCCCATCTGCTTGTTGACCGCAAGCTGGGTATCATCCAGCGCGCCTTCGGCCGGTTTGTCATCACCGACGACCTTGCCCATGACGACAACAGTCGGGGCCTTGGCGGCAAAGACTTTAAAGCCTTCCAGGTCTCGCTTGGCATACTCATCGGCCCATGGCTTCTGGGCGGGCGTGATCTTGCCTTCCTTCATGGCCAGCTCGACGGCGTCGGCTGCGTCTTTCGTGCCGATAGACGTTTTCAGCGTGGCCAGTTCTTTAGCCAGGTCACCCACCTGCGTGTGCGACTGCTTCATGGCCATGATGGTTCCGGTGATTTCGGCTTCGGTTGCCGTGTCGGCCAGGCCAAGCGCGGCAAGCACGCTCTTATTGGCGACCACAACAGCGCCCTTTGCATCCGCCGCATTCGCTTCAATCTTGTTCACGGCGGCAATGGCTTCGGCTTCCGTGGCGGTTTCCGCCAGGTTGAGTTTTCTCAACAACTCTTTCCACATAATTGATTCCTCCTTGTTGAATTTAAGTGTTATGTCTCCCGCTTTATTTACGAGCGGCACCATGCCGTCGATATTGGGTTGATTGGTGAGCGCCACGTTGATGAGATGGATGACGCGGTTGTCGGCGAGTCTCACGCGAAACACCGGCGACACATACTTGTATTCCTTGTTGGCAATATAGGTGCGGGCTTTATTCGTCCATTCCACTGCCGCCCAGATTCCCTCTTTGCCTTTGTTGATGAGATTTTTGATCCAGCCTGCCGCCGGGGCCTGCGTGCCCATGAGCGTTTGATGCTCATAATCAATCACCATTTGATTGGTCTGCTTTTCAAATGCCGACATGACCAGCGGCGCGCAAACCTCATCGAGGGTGAATTTGCCTTTGGGCGTGTCAATCTCCACGCCATAGGGGATCACCTGTATCTCTTCCGGGACAACGCCGTTCATATCTTTGCAGATCAAAACCAGCATCGGGTCCATTAAATGCCTCCCTTTGTTTTCAAAAAGTTGTTTGCGCCTTCCGTGAAGAGCGCTTCCATGTTGCTTTCTTCCGCCGCTTTCTGTAGGAACGGCCTGCCCTTCATACCTCTGATGGATCGCACCGGGTGCGCCGCGCCGGGCCAGTACAATGCCCGCTTCCCGCGCGGCACGATCTTTGTTTTGTGCGGACCGTACAGTCCGGTGCCCTGATGAACATATCCCGCATACGGTGCGGTAAAGGTCACCGAGCCCTGCGTACCGTCGGCATTGACTTCGTTGGTTCCGGTATTAGCCAGATTAGCCGTTCTGACCGGCGCGTTTTTGCGTGCGCTGGCTTCCACACGGGTGGTCAGGTTGATCATCCCGGCGCGGGTTGCGCCCTTCACGTCGCCTTTGAGCTGGCGCGTGAGCCTTTGCAGATCCGGTTGTATTTTGAAATCCAGTTCCATTATCGGATCCTCGTGATGACCATGCCGCGGCAGTGCGGGTGGTACGGCGGCAGGAGCCCGCCTTCAACGGTTTTATCAACCCGGTCGGCATTGCCCAGCCCGGAAATGGGCTTTCTGAGGTTTGCCTCGTATTGATCCGGCGTCATGTCCATTTCGTTTTGCATTCTGGAGTAGGCGGTTGTGACGCTGATGATCTTGCCGTTCATCGATGCGCAAAAAGCGCAGTCCTGAAGCGGCTCGTAAACTTCCATTTCCTCGATGCCTGCCTCGTACATTTGCGTGACGCCCGCCCAGTTGCGGGTGCGCTGGACGCTGGTGTCCACGATGCGGCGGATCTGCCAGTCTTCCAGGTCGGCCACTTTCTGACCCAGCAGGTTTTTAAATTGCGCAAAGTCTTCCGCAGATCCGCGACCGAAAAGGCCAGCGCCGTTTTTCAGATATCGATCGGTTATGAAGTTGCGCATGACGCTCTGCGCATCCGGGTTCTTCAGGATCCCCGACGTGTAGAAGTGATCGAGCCTGCCCAGAAAATTGATGGCGCGGATGTCCGGCCCGCCGAACCCCAGACCGACACCAGGTGCTTCTCTGAATACCTGATAAACCTTCGCGACGACGGCCGTGATGGTGGCGGCGGGTACGGCGCTTGCCGCGGACGCGCCCAGGATGCTTTCGATGCGGCTGATAAATTCCATTTGATATGGCGGAGTGGGCAATGACCGCAGCCAGGCTTCCACTTCATCCAGCGCGCCTTCACGTGCGGCGGATAGATAAGGCGCAAGTTGTTTCATGTAGTAGCTGATCCAGGCGTCGGTCGGGTCGATCGCCGCGTTGATCATGAGTAGTTTGTTTGCGGCGGGTTCGTCTTCTTTCGCGGGCGGCGGTTCAGTCGTCGGCGCGGGTTGGACGGGGCGCAACGTCTTTTCACCCTTGACCGGAACGGGAATGCCGAAGCGGTCGTGAATATGCGATTCCGGTATGCCCTCAAATCCGGCGTCCTTGACCAGAATGCCATAGACCTTTGCCGTTTTTTCCAGATCCTCTTTGGTTTCAAAGTGCAGTTGAAAAGTGGGAACACCCTTGCCGGGGCCGTAATTGAAGAGCACCCAGGGTGTGAGGATCTGCGCCTTGATCGTTTTCATGACAGACTTGGCGTCGGCTTCCTTCAGATCCTGCCGGACGTTTTCCGCCGCCACTTCTCCGCCCAGGCGTCCGGCGGTGCTTTCGGCGCTGCCGGTGTGACCCAGGACACCTTTGCTCATGGCACGATCGCAGAAGAGGGCAAGGTTCTCAAAGACACCGACATCGCCAGTGCGCTTAGACTCCAAAAGTTCAATCAACGTGTTGTCCGAGATAACCGCGGCCGCGTCGACGCCCAGATTGAAGACGGCTTTCTTCAACGCGTCCTTTTCGGCTGTCCCGGCTTCGGGCTTGTATTTGCCTACGCGCATCGGGACGGAGAACAGTTCGTTAAAAATAACCCAGTCCTTGATGTCGTAGTTTTTGAACAGGTACATATAAGCGCACGGACGCAGGAGACCGCCACGCGCGGTGGCTCCGGATCTGGCGCGGTACTTGTGCAGCACAAATTTATTCGGGATCAGTTCTTCGCCATAGGCGGGTGCGGCGTCTGTAATCAGGCGCGGGATCTCCAGGAGCGCCGCCGGTGAGTTAAACGTGAACCGGCGATGGTGGATCCACTTGAGTTCCTTAAACCAGACTTGGCCTTCGGACAGCTCCCACATGATCTCTTGCGTCGCAAAGCCCTTGCCGACGGCATCCAGCATATCGAGCATCATATTTTCAAAATTTTCCAGGTACTCGATCGTCTCGGTCGCTGCCGCGGCTATTTTTTTATCCTCGGCTGATTCGGAGGCCGGAAGGATGTCCCAGGATATACCGGAGACGGCCAGCTTGCGCGTCTGGAGGATTCCGCCCAGGTGCAGGTCTTTTTCTTCCATCTCCTCAAACAACTCGGCCTGCCGTCCAATATCGCCCTGGTCAGCCTCTTTGAAGATGGTCGCCAGACGTTGCGGCGTGAGCCCATGAGACGGGTAGGAACCGTATCGATCCCGGACGCTCTGGACCGCCACTTCTTCCAAAATAGGCTTATTGGTTTTGATATGTCGTCCAAATTGGTCTAGCAGCATGTAAATTTTACCCCTGTCGCGCGCAAAAACATGTTTATAAACAATGTCAAGAAAACTCCCCACCCGTTGGGGGCATTTTGGTCTGATAATCGATTGTGGGGCATTTTTGCCCCGATTCCCTTATTCATGGTTACCAGGCTCCAATCCGGGTCAGTCCCTGAAAAGATTCCCTGGCACGGACGGTCTCATATTCGACCTTCATGCCGTTGCTTTTCTGCAAATGCTGGATCGCCATTTCGGAGGCATCCGGTCCGTCATCGTTTACAGTGGGATTGAGAATGTAAATAAACTGCTCGACCAGGACCTTCTGATCGCTGTGCGCTTTCTCAAAGCGCAGCTTTTTATGTTCCCACAGGTATTCGCAGGTGCCGACAATCCGATCGTTTATTTTGCCAGTGGTATGATGGATCGGTCTCCAGGGCAGATATCGTCCGACCTGCTTGGCATAATTCTGGATTGCCTCATGCAGAAAATCCTTGAGCATGTTTTCTTCCACGACGACGACGCCGGGATACTGATCGTTCTGCGCATAGCAGGCGGCAAAGAATTCGCCGATAGAACGGCGCTTGATCCAGGCATGCATGCACGAGAAATTCATATTCTGAATATCGAGCGCCCAGGTGACAACACTGCGGAAGTCGCTCTTTGATGTAGCCGTTGCCGCAGGATCGACTCCGGTGGCAAAGATCAAAGCCCGTTGGACCAGCTCGATCCGGTCGAAGTAGGTGACGGTTTCTTCCGGGAAAGGTGAATCCTCCGTGGCAACCTTGTTGCGCATTTCCTTGTTGAAGGTGTAGCTGCCCGTATCATGCTTTTTCTGCTGGAGGCGTTCCCACGGCCAAAGCGCGGGCCACAGCGAAATCTGATTTTCTTCATCGATGACGGCGTCATAAACTTTGGACACGTACCGGGGCAGGCCGTCTTCGTCTTCCTCGGCGATCAATCTGCTGATGCCCGAAAGCGGGTGAAAGAGATTGCCGACCATGATGGCGGAATAACCGCGTCCCAGGGATCCGAGCACCGCGCCGCGTATCCAGTTAATGATCTTTTTTGTGGTGCGCGGGTTCTCCACGGTCTCATCGTTTTCCATGTCGTCAAAAATAGCCATGTCCGGACGATACTGCCGGTAGCGGATACCACGGACCTTGTCGCCACGACCTCTGGCCATAACTTTGACACCATTTGATGACTCGAATTCGTCGTCGCTCCAGTTCTTTGTTTTGAGCTTGCCGAAATCGTGGATAATTCGCGGGTTCTCTTCCAGTTCCAGTTTGATTTGTAAAGTGAATGCCGTCGCCTGTTCGTGCGTGTCGGAGCAGGCCCAGATGAAGCGTTTCATCTTGTAGCAGATCTTATGGACAGGATTGCCCAGGGTAAAGAAGGTTGACTTTGCATGTTCGCGCGGAGCGCCGACCAGGGCAAACTGGTCTTGCAGTTCGGTAATCTCCTGCCATTCGGCGTGGAAGTCTCCGAAATCGACACAGAAGTAATGCGGCAAATAGGTGGCGAAGAAATAGAGCAGATCCGTGCGGCCGCGCTTTTTCCGTTCGGCCTGCTTTGCGGGCGTGTCATTCTCAAAAGGAGACACGGATTCACGTATCCACTTTTTGAGATCGGCCACCTGCTGATCAAATTGCCCTTCAGTCAGGTTTGGTCTTTTACGCATTACTGACATTAGTCATCTGCTCCGTTTTAAACTGCACCGTCATCGCATCAAAATCCGCCGCGAGAACTTTCAAACCTTCCGGATCGTGATCTTTCAACCAGGCGACGACCCACTGAATGTTTTCCAGAAATACTTTTGCCTTATCAAAATCCGCACCCGTGTTTTCAGTAGCGCGGAATTTAACAACCAGCGCGCCCAGTTTGGAAAGATTGTCCAGGGTGCCGCCGTCGATCGCACCGGGCTGGCGCTCTTCGGCGAAGGTCAATTCGCGCTCCAGCAGCGCTTCCATCCGGATGCCGAAATTGGCCTTGCGTGCGCGGGCCTTGTCCCATTCGTCAAATTCTTCGGCGGGCTTTTTGGTCTGGCCTTTCCATACGGATAATGTTTGGCGCGAGACGGACAGCACAGCCTCGATGTCGGTGAGATTTTTCCCATCGATGTACATTTGCCGGGCTACCGGCTCGAGTTGTGTTCGCGCGCCTTTTTCAGCCATTATTTCAGCTCCTCTTCCAGCCGCTTGATCTCTTCTTTGTGGGCGATCAGTTCAGCCCACTTGCTTTTCAGTTCGTCCCACTGGCTGTCTGTCTCCGCGATGGGCAAATCATCCGGTTTGGAGAATAATCCCAAGTCCAGATTGATGCAGATGATTTTGCAGAGGCTGGCGATTTCCAATCGCAACTTGCGGACAATGTGCTCAAGATTCGTCAATCTTACGCGGCGCATTTCGTTTTGCAGGCTCATAATTTTTTCCCCGTGAGTAATTGATGGCACGTCGCTCTGGTTCTCAGCCAGGTGGTCAGCTCTGTCGTAGCGGCGGTGGCCAGCCGGATGGTATCGGCCTGCTCATCGGCGATGCGTTCGTAATTCTCGACCAGCTTGACGTTGTTTTTATACATCTCTATGGCCGCTTCAAACATTTTGGAGGCCGCTTCATGTTTCTTCTCCATGCTTCGAGAGGAAAGCCACATAATGATCCACGGGCCGAAGATGACGGCGATGATGACTGTGCCAATCGGCCAGGTCCCGACTTGTGCAATGATGGATGATATTGCCGATATTAACGCGGCCTGTTCTGGTGTCATTCAGTCCCTCCGGATTCGTAATTTGTCTGGCAGCCGACGCAGCGGGTAGCGTTTGGATTTGCTTTCATCCGGGCCTGTGGAATGGCCCTGCCGCAATCATCGCATTCGCGCCACTTTCTGCCGCCGGGTACCGGCTGGAATACCGAGGTGCGGCGCTGGGCCAGCGCTTTCATAGCCGCTCCCTCATAAATTTCTATTGCCTGCTGCGTAAGATCCGCATCGTCCATTAGTGTTTCTCCGGCGTGGCAACCTGATCCCATGAATTTGTGAAAAGGTTTTTCATCAGATACGCGGCTCCGGCTGCCAGGCCCGTTATGCCGATTGCTTTTAGCGATGAAGCGGTCGGCAGTTGACCCGATTCCAAAAGGGGCATTATCGCGGCTAACACGGACGCAATAATAGCGACGATCGAGCCGCGCGCTATGTCCTCAAGGTTCAATTTTAAAAATTCGCTTTTCATGCTGGTCCCCTGGTTGCTTAGACCCGACATCAAGGCCGGTAACGATTGCCTCCAGCGCCGCAACGGCGTCAGCGTTGACTGCGTCGCCTGTAACGGCCATGCCCTGAAACTCGACAGCCAACAGCGCCAAGGCTGTCTTGACGTCTTCATTGTCTGTTGATGCCGTCAGCCTGGTTGCAAGTTCAGCCAGATTGTCGACGGTAATTTTCCCTTCCCTGGCGATAGACAGTGCGTCTTTCACGTAGGGCAGGATGACTGCCACTTCGGATTTGTTGTGGCTGGCATAAATAACAGCTGCGGCAGTGGCGATTTTGACAACGTGCTTTTCAATGGCGGCGGGTTTGACCTGGATGTTTGAACAGGCAGTGAAGGTGCCAATGACAACGATGACAAAAAGACTAATGATTATTTTTTTCATAGATTACTCCTTTGCCAAATAATTTCTTTGTAAGTTGCATTTACGCTATGCCTGTGAAAATATCCGGGGACAACAATCACGATTGCCATTTTACCGCCGCGCTTCAGAAAGTCTAAAATGCGATCAGGCTGATCCGCTAGCCAGTCGCGCCATGTGGAATATTTCCAGCGTCTGCGCTCCATGTCGTCAAAATATCGTTGCAGCTCGAGATAAATTCTCGCCGCTTGCAGTTTGGTCGGTGATATTTTCTTTTCCCGCGTTACAAAATCGTATCGGCTGGCCAGATCGTGGGCAGTCCCTGCTTCTCTGTTCGACCCGCTAACAACAGGGACGCTTTCCTTGTCGTGGACAAAACCATCCGGAGCATCACACCAGTCGGCAACCACGGTTGAGAAAAAAGACCATACGCCGATGTGGCGAATATAGCGGGGATCGCCGAATATGAGTTCGCAACGTATTGGGCCGGGTACCTGTGTCCGAATTTTTGTCATATCTTTCCCTGTTAGGTAAGAGATTCCAATGTATGCCCTTCCAATGGCCCCATACCGCTGAAAAACCACGTAATCGCGTTAAAGCACGGACAGGTCTTATGGACATCAGGCAGATCCCTGTGTCCCACAACGTCCGCCGCCGGATAGGCCTTGGACAAAATATGCACCAGTTCACTGACGGACAGCCATTGCTCCCGCGTGAATTTATCCTTGCCGATCAGGCAGATCCCGATAGAGTTCTGATTATGTCCGGCTACATGTGCACCGATTTCCTCAACACCACGCCCAGTGTGAACCGTTCCGTCGATATAGATCACGTAATGATAGCCGATTGCCTTGAGGTCTGGATTGATGATGGGATTGCCGCGACGATAGCCTGCTCTGCGGTGCCAGGCATCGACATCCTGCACAGTATGTGGCCGCCCGTTTGGTGATGCTGAGCAGTGCAGTATTATTTTGTCGATAAACCGCGATGCCATGTTTTGTTTCCCCCTGCGTGGTCTGCATCATCCAGCGATGGCCTGCCGGTTGCTCCATGTATGGCGGCATGGACTCGGAGCGCAACCGGCAAGGCCGAAGCAGGAGATGAAGTGATGCCACCATAAAGGAATGAAAAAGGTAAAACCACGAAGGGACTTGAAAAATATAATTGCAGAACAAACTTGAATATAACGTGTTTTAAGAGGGTTTGAACATGTCTTCCTGCTCATAGGCAGGCTTGCGCTGGACGATCATTCTAATCCATGATTCGGTCAGGTTATATTTGCGCGCCAGCTCCCGATGATTGCCGCCGGTGAATTCACTGCGGATGCGTTCGTCGCGCTTGCAACGGAGCAGGCTGTCCAGTTGCGGATAATAAAAATACAACCCGCCCAAATGCTGCGAGAGCTTCAGGGCATTTTCCACGCCAACGAGTTCCGCCACTCGCTGATAGGATTCAGGCAGATCATTAATCGACAGCCCGGCGGCGATTTCAGTCAACCATTCCTGTGACATGATCTTCTCTCCATTCCTGGTTGGCCAGCATGCCTTTGAGTCCTTCGATAACGGCGCTGGCTTCATCTTCTGTTTTGATGCGATCAATCTTGATATATTTTTTCATCCAGCGCTGGAAACCGTCTTCCAAGCGCCACTGGATTTTGCCCGCAAGGGTGTTGACCATATTGAGCTGTTCGTGCGAAGCCAGAACCAATAAATTGCCCGCGACCTTTCCCTTTCGATGCTGTGCACGCTTTGCAGCTTTTTCTCTGGCGACGTATTTGGCCTTGATGCGGAAGCCCATACGAACCATGTAATCGATAACGGCGTCGGCCTCATCGTAGGTAAGATCCCGGCTGGATGATTTCTTGCCGTTCGATCGTCCGGCGATGATGGCACGGTAATTCTCATCAGACAGGCCGAGCTGCGCGCGGGCGATGTGAATGATCTGGATTTGTTTTGCTTCGATTTTCATTTTTTACCTATTAAGCTGTTATATTTTTACACCGAGAAGATTACACATCGTCTTTTGCAAGAGAACCAAATAGATCTCCTATCAGTTCTGAAAATTCGTCTTTAGTAAGTTCGACACACGCTTCTTTTCCCAAACTATCGCCTTTGCTACGTTCTCGAATCGTAATCTCTATAGTCCCACGGGAATCAACATAATTTATTGATACATACGGTGGGTTATTTTCATCTGGCGTCCATGCTGCTAAATTTGATTTAACCATTTTTCCCCTCCTTTTATTTATAAATATAACCAGCCCTACAGGCGATCGCTTACGCTCACGCGCACATTCACTTCCACGGTCAGACGCAGCGTTACCGGGATGATCTGGCCTTCGACAGGTGCAGCCGCCGGAACTGGTTTTTTGTATGTTAAAACGTCTGCAGATTGACGTACAGGCTTGCGGTTATCAGACGGCGCGCCTTTCTTCTGGCGGCGGTAATTCGCCGTCAATCCGAGACGCTTGATCCTTATTGCTACTGAGCTTTTGACCACACCGAATTCTGCGGCAATCTCATCAATAAATTTACCTCCCGCAATCATTATTTTTAATTTTTCATCGTCAATTTTATTCGGATACGACATGTTTGCTCCTCCTGTAGATTGTTTTTTTGTTTTATGACCGGTCTTATTATTCCGCCCATACTGTCGAGGTGCGCTGTCTTTTGTCATGATACCCTGCGTTTCAATCTTACCCTGGGAGCATTCCTGGCAGCCGGGATAAGTATTATAGAGCAGGCGAGATCCTGGCTTAGCAATCCGCGCTGCCTGCCGGTCGGCGCATGACTGGCGCGTCAATGTGCAGGCGTATTTATTACACAGAAAGACGTCGCTGGGATCCATTTACTGTCCCCACTTCTTTTTAAGTTTATCGATTGCCGATTTTGCCGATGCCGGAATCTCACGCGGCTCTTCATCGCGTTGGATATTGCGGCGCTTCTCTTCACGATCCTTTTCCACTTTAGCCGCCAGATCTGCAGCCAGGTCCCAGGCGCACTTTCTCATGTAGTTATGATTCTTGAGGCCCTTCGGTCCGGAGGCCAGTGTGGCTTCCATTGCCTTACCCCACACCTCCGCGTTGCAGGGCCGCGTCTCTCCGCCCTGCCAGTGGACAGTGCCGGTTTCCACCAGGTCTTTCAGGCTGCGGACGATGATCAAAGCGCGCCGCCAGGGCAGGGCTTTGGTGCCCTGGCGAAATAAACCGAGATACGCGAGCGCCTGAAGGCGCACGGGCGTGGGCAGTTGGATCAGTGCGTCGAGGGTGTAGCGGATCGCCGCGTCATTGTGCCAGGCTTCCGCGCTGGCCGTGGCTCCGCATGATGGGCAGACTAGTCTCATTCGATCACCATTTATAAAGCAGGCCTTCGAAAGGCAGGCCGTGCTCCTGGTTAAAAAAACATCTTAATTCATAAAAAGAAGCAAAGCCGTCAGCAATGGAAAAATTATCCAGTTCCACGGGTGTCAGCCAATCCCCGGCAATGTTGATGCCATGCTGGTCAATCGTGATCTGCTGGACTGATTTACATATTGCTTCGCCAAGCTTTCGGCAGGACGTTGTTTGGCTGCTGAAATATAAAGTCTGTCCAACGCGCGGATCGAGGCCGTCAGACCGCTTTGCGCGTATCGTCTGGCGTTTGGCTCCGGCTTCGACCAGTGGGGCAAATTGCTTTTTAAAATTTAAAAGAGGCATCTATTTTCTCCTGTATTTATTCTTCCGTTCACTTCACTCAAGGGCAGGTCGACTTGCGCCAAATACTTCGCTACGCTCATTTTCAGCGAGTCTCACTCCCATTCTTCACATCCTTTCCGTTCGCCTGGTTCCGGCTCATCGTCCGGAAACCAGAATTCCTTTTTGGTGCAGCAGGCCCATCGCCAGCAGCTCTGTGGATCGCTCGGAGAACGATCCCTGCGTTTAAATCCGTAATGCGCGCAGGTGCTGCATTTGCGCTCCTTTGGTGCTGCAATTTCCGGGCACATGTTGTTTCCTTTCTCTCGGGCAGCGGCGCTGGCTTGTCGGCTATCCGGGCCATACAATACCCCAGGCCGATTACAATAATGCTGAGACATGCGATAATGACTGACAGGGTCATGATTTCATCCTCCTGGCCGATCATATAAATTTACATTTCTGGCCTTGTTTATTTGTGTACCAGGGCGTTTTCCCCGGCTCATAAATAACCGCTCCGGGGTAGCCGTGCTTGCGGTGCAGCCGCTTCCAGGCGCGCATGGATACGGGGTCGTTTTGCTCATGCTCCAGCGCCTTGAAATATTCCTGCTGCTGCCGCTGGATATCCAGCGCCGCGGGTGATGTCATCGACAGCCAGCTGATCATCGCGACAACCGCAATTAATGCGATGATGGCCAACGCGGTGGCGATATTTAGCGCCTGTCCGCGCAGAGCGGGAATGATGAGCCGTGGCCGTATGATGTAATGCGAGTTACCTTTTGATTTAATCATTATTGCATCCTCCAGTGTTCCCGTAATCCGCGCGCCTGGTTTATTGTAACCCACAGCGAAACGACGAACATGCCCCATTGCTCTTCGGAGGCGACGGCATAGATCCAAAAGGGCTGGCCGCAAAGCCCGGCGACAAAACCGAGACGATAATGCTTTCCGGCCAATGCCCAAATTGAAAGACCGCTGAACAAAACTATTGCGATTTGATTGATCATCTATGCCGCCGCCTCCAACGCCGCCGCTTCTTTGGCTGCTTTGACCGCTTTAACTGAGCAGCAGACATCACACCAGGCGCGCTTTCGGCAGATGCCGTTTACCGCGCCCTGATCATAATGCGCGCAGGATGATTCCTGGGCATATGTTTCCGCCGTGCAGACGCCCTTTGGGCTGCAATAGTTGATCTTATCAGCGGTGGGCATGGGCACGCTTCCACCCCGCGCAGCCATTAAGGCAAATGGCGACATGCATTTTTCAACTTCCCATACCTGATAAATGCAGCGCCCCGACAATATGGATTCCGGCTGAAATGAGCAAAGCAGGGCCCCGTTTTTAAAAAGGCACTTGCCCTCCGGCGTGCAGTGGTTTTTACTTTCCGGAGTCGCCATTTATGCCGCCTCCTCTGCCTTCTCGGGGTCGTCTTCCTTCAGGAGCGACTCGACAAATTTATCGATCTCGCTGTCGGTGGATTTAATGACAACCACGTCGCCGGTTTCGCTGATGGTCACACCGATCTTTTTCAGATTTTCGGCAGACAGATTGAGCAGGGCGTCTTTGCTGGGTCTTTCTGTCTTTTTGATTAAAACATCCTCCTGATCCGGGAAGTGTTTTTTTATCAGCTTGATCACCTGGGCGTCATCGTTCCAGGATAGTTTTCCCTTCGACTTTTGAAACCCGACCTTGACGCCGTGGAAGACGATGGTTTTCGGTTTGATAAATAACGGGCGGCTCTCTTCCAGCGCGACTTTCAGGTCTTCCTGTTTTTCCATGACGGTCTGCACGCTGTTCTTGATACCGGGCAGGCGCTTGCGCTTCAGCGTGTTGATCTCGTCTTCTAAAAACCGGATGCGGTCGGCCAGCTTCGTTCTCTCTGTGGAATATTCTTTGGTGATTTGGTCGATCTCGTTTAATGTGGGCATAGTGTCATCTCCTTTCGGTTGTTTACCTCTGTTGTAGGGAGCGATCCCTACCTTGTTATGATGTCAATAATAGCCGGGGCGAAGTAGATCGCGGCCAGCGCGATGACGGCGAGGGTTGCAATATCCAGCCGCCGCTGCTGCCGCTTCACCGTTTCCTCCCACGGCTCCTGCTCGATGTACGTTTGAAATTTTTTAAGCATGATCATGCTCCTATCCATGATGGTTTTTTATACGCATGCGCATTGCAGGTGTGATCCAGCCGTATCCGATACCGCCGCGACATCACCATCCCAATTATTTTGCAGCGTGGTTCCAAAACAGTCGGGCCATTGATGCCAACACCGATGCCCTGAACTTGGAAATCCCTGATCAGATGCATGCAAAACTGGCAGTTGCGCGCCTCATTGGTTGAGCCTTTTCGATACTGGTATTCGATCTTCCTTTTTAATCTCGGTAATGCGCCCATGTTTTCTCCTCTCTACAGCGCCATCACGACGGCTTCAGTGACTTTCTTTTCGCCCATTTCGTAGGCCATGTTCATCGCCCGCGCGGCATAGTTGTTGACCATCAGCGGATAGGCATGGCTGATGTTTTTATTCATGCGGTCCTTCGTGGTCAGGCGGCGGCTCATCGCCTTGAAGGCACCGTCATCAAAGATTTCGTCCACCTTCACGTTGATGCGCTTGAACTTCATATTCAGATAGTCGCGGGTGTTGCCGTTAAGACCCTTGATTTCGGCGGTTTGGATGCGCCTGATCACTTCACGCATTTCGATGTGCGCCTGCTCGTTGAACAGGTTTTTTAATTCCGTCTGGCCGATCAGGATGATGCCCAGCAGTTTGCGGAAGCCGTCTTCCAGCTCATAAAAACGCTTGAGGTACTTCAATGTGTTGGTGTGCAGGTCGTGAGCCTCTTCGATCATCAGGACAGCGCGAAAGCCCTGTTTGGCGCGCTCCAGAAGGAGTTTGTGAACCTGCCGTGTTTTGGCTTCCAGCTTCATGGAAGGCTTCGCTTCGCTGAGGTCCATGATGATGGCGTCGCAGATGCTGGCCGCGTTGACGCGGGTCTTGTCGATCATCTGCGGAAAGATCACGATGACATCTCCGTCTTTTTTCAGTTGCTCGACAACCTTGCGGCGCATGACGGATTTGCCGCTGCCGACTTCGCCGATTACCGCGAGAAAACCGCCATGCTTGGCCGCGTCCATCATCGCCGCTTCGATGTAGCGGTGTTCTTCGCTCATGAAAATGTCCGAATCCTTCTGAATGTCATCAATAAAAGGATTCCTGAAAATCTTAAAATGCTTCATCGCTTCCTGACTGATCATCTCTGCCTCCATGTTAATTGTTAGTTGTTCGGGGTTGCCGGGCACCATCGCGGGTGTTTGCCGCGTTGCCCACATTTTCTTATTGTCGCGCGCCGGGGATACATGTCGCAAATCTTTGCCGAGCGGTTGCCAGATGTCGCCAACCTTCATGCCGCGATCATGCAGCCACTGCACGGCGTGTGGATCTGCAACGATCAGGGACTCGACCTCACTTTTAAAATTAGGGCTTTCCGGTGGAATGTATCCGCGATTTAATGCCAGGTTGATCGACGCGCGGCTCAGACCTACAACCTTGCCGATCCGCGTCTGGCTGATGCCGCACTCCACGCATAATTCTTTTAATATGATTGGTTTGAATTCCCGCTTGTAGACTTCTACTTCATCGCCTTTTGGTCGTCCCACTTTCACCTCCTGTATTTTTCCTACATTGCCATTTCGTGGCCCGGATCCTTCGCCTGCCAGGTGCCTTCCGCTATTGCCCTGATCACCTCCTCCGCTTGATTTATTTCGATGCCGTTTTCATAAAGCGCCCGCAGATCCACGTTCATCGCCGGTGCGACGATGCCGATCTCGGCCCGCAAGTTCTTTAAAAATTCCGTGAAAGAAATTCTCCGCGCGGCCACGGTACGCGGTACTTCCGCTGCTGCTGATTCAATGACGTGATTGACCGGCGCTTCTGCCGCCTTGATTTCCAGCGGCGTGCCCTTGCGCTCGATGAATTCGATGTTGCCGACCTTGTCCGCCTGGTGGCCGAACACGGCCAGTGGCGACGTGAATCCCACCGGTGGAGCAATGGCCATTCGTTTTTCGCCGGTGCCCTTCCACTTGAGGCCCCACTCTTCGGCGGTTCTTTCCATTTCTGTCTTTGCGTGCTGTGTTTCTGTGTGCTTGATTCCGTGATAGGTACCATAGGGCACACCGTTGGCCAGGCGTCCGTATTGATCCGTCTCGATCGGCTGGCACAGCCAGACGTGGCCGTTAAAATGAGCCTCAATATTCGGGTACTCATAGGGATGCCGGACAACGCTGACCTTCTGCCCCGCCGCCTGGGGATCTGGCACCTGGTAGGCCCTGCCGTCCACGCTGATAATCCGCGATCCGTCTGCAATCCTGGTGATGGTAGGTTCTTTAATGAGCAGACGATATAATGATTCTTCCGGACAGAGCCTGAGTTGCTCCGCTGTGATGAAGGACCACAGGACGGATCGCGGCGCGATGTTGCGCATTTTGGGTACGCCGTTGGAATATATGCACCAATCCAGCGCCCAGCGGTTCAGCTCAGCAAGCTCAGCGGGACGTTGGAACTTCAGGCGTGCTTCAAAGCGGTTGATGTGGTGCATCAGACCTTCGATTGCGCCTTTCGCGCGCGGATTTCCGGGCATGTGCAGGTTGACGTCGATGCGCAGGGCGTCCATGAGCGCCTGGTTGGCTTTGGCCGTGAGAATCGATCCACGGTCGGCAACCAGCATGAAGGGCACGCCATGCATGCGGTATTTTCCAAGCTTCGCGCCGGATTCGCCATTCCAGGTGCGTTTGATGATTTCATCTTTCGGGCGCATAGCACGGAAGAGAAATTCCGATCCGTCCGCCGCGCGTTCGCCGGTGGCGTAAAAATAATGAAAAAAGAATGCTCCGGAGCAGTGGTCCACCACGGCATACCGGAGCAATTCCTTTTTGATTGCTTTTGCGGTTTTGACGATTTTGTTTTTATACATGGTCATCTCGGTGTCGCGCTCACCGAGGCCCTTGGTGTCCAGAAAATACTGGAGGCAGTTGGTTACGTCGAATTGCCAGACATGATTCGGGTGATCGGACAGCAGGCGCACGTGCGGCGTCGGCTTGAGCAGTTCTCTCGCGCTGATCTGCTCCTGCCTCAGCCGGGATAAAAACCGGCTGGTGGACACGCCGCCGGTATTAATCCCTGAATCGTCCAGGATCATCTTGGCGTCGCAGGCGGGCAGGGGTATCTCATTGGATGTGCGCCTGGATGTCAGCATCAGAGCCGAGGCATTCAGCAGAATGTCTCTTGACGCTCTTGAGCAACCTTTTGTTTTGCGCTCCTTCCGAAATCGAATCCCCCGCGCCGCCGCGTATCGATTGATGGTGGCTGGTGTGACGCCGTAATGTGCTGCCAGTTCCTTTGTGCGCTGTGCCGCCTCAACCGGTGCGGCGTTTCTTAACCTTGATTCAACGTGATCCAAAATAGATATCGAAACTGCCATGATGATGTCCTTCGTCATTCCGGCGCAGGCCGGAATCTAGAATTATTTTTTTTCGTTTTTCGCTTTGCGTTCTTCCATCTTCGCGGCGACCTTCTTGCCCATGCCCTTGCCCGCCGACATAGGCAGGTTGTCGATCATCAGCTCGGGCGGCGGCAGTTCCATTTCGTTTATTTCCCAGGGGCATTCTTCCGCGCCTTCATAAGCCGTATGCAGAGCCAGGCGCTCGTCCATTGTGACCTTGGCCATAAAGAGCAAAAGGAAGTAATACTGACGCAGCGCGACTTCCGGCGCTTCGTGCGGTTTGATTTTTTTCTTGATGTCGGAAAACGCGGCGAGGAAATCTTTTTGCACCTGCACCAGCAAATTCACGGCGTCCTGCTCTTCTTCGGTCAGCTCGGACTTATCGACGGTCCTTTCCAGGCGCTTGAGCTCGCGCTCCATCTTATTGATGGTGTCTTCTTTGGCCTTGAGCAGCCGGTCCTTTGTGCGGATAGTGGTTTCAGTCTCTTCTTTTTCTTTTTTGTGATTTTCTTCGAGAGTCTCGAGGAGAGATAGGATTTCGTCGGCGTGCTCGGCATCCACCGGGATGGTTTCGCCGTTATAAACGATGGCGTTTTTGGCCAAGTTGGCCAAATTTTCATCAACTGCCATTCCTAAATATTTGATTTTATTAAACGTGACTCCGGAAAAATTGGCCAAAGTGTCCAAAAAATCCTGCCGGATTGGCGCGAGATCTCCCAGCGCACGATCCATTGTGCGTTTTTTTATTCCAACGTGTTCACAAAATTGTTCCCAGGTGATACCGAAACGATCACGATACGCCTTCGAGTCCTTCACTTTTTTGATCATCACCAAATTGAAAAAATCAGCTTGGGACTTGAAAAAATTTGTGGCTTTGATTTTTCCAGCCATCTCGTAAATATTGGCAATAGCCTCTTCCTTATCCAGCTGTGCCTGTTCAACGCTTTTTTCATGATCGCGTTTTATAATTTCTACTGATTCCGCGTGCTCTGAAACCGCACCAACAACGATATCCGCTTCCGTCTTTTTCGCCATTTAGTTTTCTCCTCCCGTTAGTTCATTTAGTTCTTTTTTTACCTGTTCAAGTTTCGTTTCGGCCAGCGCCTTGCGACGCGCCCAGATAATCGCGATCCGCGATCCCAGGACGTATCCGTCTCCGATTTTTTCCACCCAGCGCAGATCCGTCATGGTGCCGATCTGCCGGAAACAACTATCCACGCTCAATTCGGTGGCCCGTGATATTTCCGTGACGCTGGACGGTTCTTTTGTGCCCTGTAAAAAATTCAGAATCGCATCGGTCTGAATGAGCACTTCAATTTTTCTGCAACTCTTTGCCGCCATTGATTCACCTCCCGTTATTTCGATTCCATTTCTTTCAAAAACACTAACCGCTTGCGCTTTTCTGTCTGCTTGCGATTGATATCTTCTTCGATGCGCTGAATCTCGGCCCGCAGCGCCTCCGGTCCCGGAAGCACGAACACACCAACAAGCTTGCCCAGCATCCTGATGGGCTCACTGCATCCGACCGCCTCACAGAACGCTGGTAAAAAAATAGCTGGGAAGCGGTGCCCTTCTTTAGATTCCGCTGTCCAGCTATCGAGCATGGTTTTGGTTATTTCTTGGCCTGTAAGCTCCGACATCCGCGCCGCAACCTGCCAGCGTGACAGCGGACAATTTTTCAGCGCCTGGCTGATGGCCTCGCGGAATTGGCGATCCATGTCGAAACTACCCGCCGGGCGCGCGCCGGTGTTTTCTTCCTGGTAATTTTTCAGGATGTCGAAAAGAGATGCCTGGTTAATGTCTATTTTTTGTTTGATTTTAGCCATTGCAAACCTTTCTGTTTTTGGTATGATCACAGCCAATAGTTTAAATTATGCGGCCTTGTTATCCGGCCAGAGTTCTTCCACCGGCATTCCCAGGGCTTCGGCCACAGCCTGGCGGATTAACTGGACCTTCGGCCCATGTTTTTTGGTTCCACCACGCTTTCGGGTCACAACTAGGGATACTAGTGGGCAAGAAGCGCCGACCTTATCGGCGATTTCATCCTGCCTAATTCCGTGGATAAGCAGTAATGCGCTGATATAACGCGCCCCCTTTTTGTTGATTTTAGTAAATTGATTGACGTTCATGGGTTGTTTTTAATTAAAACAGTTAATATTGTCAAGAGAAATTAATGAAAAATCTTAGTTTAGGTGAAAAAATAAGGAAAATAAGGAAGGATAAAAAGCTTAATCAGGTTGCTTTTTGCTTTAAAAATCGGCCTTGAATCTGCTATGGCGATTTCTGCCTATGAAAACAATCAAACCGAGCCAGATATAAGCAAATTGATTAAAATAAGTGAAATAGGTAATGTTTCACTTGATGTGTTATTAAAGGATGAGAAAAATAAAAAATATTTAGATGAATCACACCAACCATTGGGCAAAATAAATGATCATATGCCTATTTATGAGCCATCTAATTCCGATGCCATGTTTAATTCCGATCAAAAAATTAATATTGAAGAAGCGATGGGAAAAGCTTATAAGGTCTTAAATGCCGGTACTGCTCTGTCAGTCGCCTTATATATGAACATTCAGCAATTCGCCGCAGCCCTGGATACCGGCCAGGCATTGAAAGCATGCCAAGATCAAATGAAAGCGATGCAGGAACAAATCGACGCGCTACATGCAAAGGTTGATCGCCTAACCGCTCCTTCTACAACCGAGCGGCAGGGCGATGGCTCGGAAAAAAAGGCAATGTGATTTATTTAGGGGGAAGTTATGAAGAAAAATTATTTTCTTATATGTCTATTTCTTTTTTTAATATCGCTTGTTGGTTGTGAAAATCAATCTCGGAAGATCGTTCCTTTATATGGGCCGGAATTAACTAATGACGACCGCTCTCTCGCAGAAAAAACATTTCTTGTTTTCTCTGACGTTTGTCAACCATTGATGAGTAAATATACAAACGATATTCAATCAATTAATATATCATCTGGTTTTGACCGACAGCCCAACGCGCCAGGAGGTGGGTGTCTGGATTATAGATGTAAAGAATACGGATGGGACAAGCAAATTTATATACAAGTAACGCTTAAAAATAAACTTAATAACATCCCCGATGACATCAGGGCTCAGGGGCATGTACTTCATATTTACCTTGGCGGCCCCAAAAATCCCGGTATTACTATCGGGAAATTTCCTGAATTATGCGGCGCGCAAAAAGCAACAAATGGATCATATGATGTATATATTTCAGAGCCAAAATTATCATTTATAAAATGAAGTAAAAAATATTTATTCAAGTTAATCAAATCTCGTTTGATTAAGGCCCAAAGTAAACCATCTGGAAAGCATCTGTTAATCATCGTGTAAGTCACTTATCACGATTTCGGGTACTTACTTATCACACCCCTCTACAACCAGGGGATACTGCTTGCACAGTT